GGCTTTGCAGATAACAACAGACCCGCATAAATTAAGAGACCTTGCTGGTTTAAGAACGGTTGCTGAAGTTTATCGTACGCTTGATAAGTTGGCTATTCGTAAGGAGTATCATGAAGCCTTATTACGAACTGGTCTGGATTTAGATTTCATAGTTAAGGGTATTAAAGATTTAGCCACGAGTAGTGAAGAAGACGGTGTTCGCTTGAGAGGATATTTAGCCTTACTAAAATCTTTGGGGCTAGATGAATATAAAGAAAAAGAAGGTGATAGTATAAAAACTTGGGAAGAGGTCATTCGTGAAACTGCTAAAAAAGCTCAACAAGACGAGACCAAGAAAATAAAAGCTATCACAACCGATTATGAAGTAATAGCACCTAAGGTTCCTGAGGAAGAACTTAAGAGACAGGCAGAAGAGAAGGAACTTGGTAAACAATTATATGATGAAGAATAACGAAGACGCTCTTGAAAAAATGAAAGACCCCAAATTTTATTTGGAGAATTTCTGTAAAATTAAATCAAAGGAAGGTGGCTTAATTAAATTTATTTTAAATGAAGCTCAAAAAGATTTGTTCAATTCTTTAAGGATTACGAATAGAGTCATGATTCTGAAGGCCAGGCAATTGGGATTTTGCTTATCAGAAAATACTTTAGTTCTTTTATCTAATTTAAAATGGGTAAAGATTAAAGATATTAAAATTGGAGATAGTCTTATAGCTATTGATGAAAATGTTCCAGGAAATAAAAAGCAAAGAAAAATGAAAACTGCTATTGTAGAAAATAAATTTTCATTTAAAGCAAATACTTTAAAAATAACTTTTGATGATGGAAGGATTTTGATTGGTACTCTAGAACATAAAATGTTAACAAAGAAATGGGAATGTGGTACTGATACAATGTGGAAAAAATTAGGAGATATGAAAATAGGAACATCTGTAAGATATATAACAAATACTTGGGTTAATAAAGATTATGAGGATGGTTGGTTTGGTGGTATGTTAGATGGAGAAGGTTCTTTATCAAAACCTAGTAGGACAGGTGTTTCACTGAATGTTTCACAAGTAGATGGACCAGTTTTAAAACGTTTATTTAAATATGTTAAAAATAATAATATAACGTATAGAATTGAAATTGATAATAGAAAATCTGGTGAAAGTAGTAAGTTAGGTTCTAAGAATGTGTATAAGATAGTAATGAATAAAATGAATGAATTATTCCAAATTATAGGAAAAACTAGACCATCTAGATTTTTACGAAGAGAATGGTGGGAAGGAAAAGCATTACCAAATGACGGATGGTCAAAAGTTGTTTCGATTGAAGATGGTGGTATAAAAAATGTAATAGATTTACAAACATCAGAAAAAACATATATTGCCGAAGGGTTTGTTTCTCATAATTCAACAGCTGTTACTGGTTATTTCTACCATCACACTATTACTCACCCTGGTACTACGACTGCTTTGATTGGTTACAATATGACCATGGTTGCTGAACTTTTGGATAAGGTTAAAACCTTTTACAACACAACACCAAAGGAGTTGCGACCAACACTGCAATACAATTCTAAATACGAATTGAGTTTCCCAAAGTTGGAATCAAAAATTCTAGTGTTGCCGAATAGTGAGAACGTGGGTCGTGGTTATACTATTAATAACTGTTTAGTAACGGAGTTATCTAGTTGGGAAAAAGCAGAAGAAAAAATGATGGGTCTACAAGAATCCGTACCTGAATTGGGAAATCTAGTTATTGAGTCTACTCCCCGTGGTCAAGGTAATTTGTATCACAGATTATGGATGACAGATAACGAGTACTCCAAAAATGAATACGGTTGGTGGTGGGGTTACAATCGTGAGCAAATGGAAAAGAAGAAAAAGACAATGGGCCCATTAGCCTTTGCTCAGGAATATGGTTTAGAATTTCTAGCCTCAGGTCGTCCAGTATTTGACCAACAAATGCTTAAAGAACAAAGAAGGAATGTCTTGAAAGTTGGAGATAAAATTAAATTAGAGAGTGGAGATGACTTCACAGTGTACATAGATAATGATGGTTGGACTATTTATAAACCGCCAGTAGAAAATGGAATGTATGTATGTGGAGCTGATATTGCTGAAGGTGTTGCAGGTGGTGATTATTCCGTTGGTACTATCTGGGATAGAAAGAGTGGCGAAGAAGTGGCTATGTTCCGTGGCTTAATTACACCTGATAGATTCGGTGAACTATTAAATAAAAAGGGTCGAGAGTATTGTAATGCTTTGATGGTTGTTGAGGTTAATAATCATGGATTAACAACTTTAACAATTCTTAAACAATTGACATACCCATCAATGTATTTCAGACCAGCTCGTTATGAATCTGTTGATAGTAGTTTTAGCGATAGAATGGGCTGGAGAACAACAAAGGTTACTCGCCCACTGCTGATTGATGATTTGGCACAAGCAGTGAGAGAAAAATCAATTAAAATTCGTAGTAAAATTTTGGTGGATGAAATGTCAGTCTTTATTTATGATGACAATGGCAATATGGTTCCACAAGCAGGTTTCCATGATGACTCTATTTTCGCTGCTGGTATTGGCTTTCAAGGATTCAAAATATTACCCTCTGGGCCATTGGAACAATTGGATTATAGTAAATACATGCCAAAAAGTTATGCCTATTAAAAATTTAGAAAAAAGAAAAGAATATAATAAAAAATATCGTCAAAAAAATAATGATAAATTTATTAAGAGTTCAAAAAAATATTATTTAAAAAATAGAGATAAGATTAGAAGTAAAGCTAAAGAATATTCAAAAGAATATTATAAACAAAATAGAGATAAATTGCAGAAAAAGAGTAAAATATATATTAAAAATAATAAAGAAAAAGTTAAAATTTATTTTAAAAAATATAACAAAAAATATTATAAAAAGAATAGAGAGAAAATCTTAAAACAGAATACAGAATATAAATTAAATCATAGAGATATATATAATAGATATAATAATGATAGAAGAAAAAATAATTTACATTTTAGAATAAGAGATAATGTCTCTAGTTAGATAGGTCATAGATTAAGAAAAAGATTAAGTAGTAAAGAAGGCAAAAAGACATTTAATTTTCTTCCTTATACTATTGATGAATTAATTATTCATTCATTTAGAAAAACAATTTAAGCCAAAGATGTCATGGAATAATTATGGATTTTATGGTTGGCATATTGACCATATCCATTTAGACTCTTCGTTTAATTATAAATCAGTCAAAGACGAAGAATTTCAAGAATGTTGGTCATTAAAAAATCTCCAGCCATTGTGGGCTAAGGATAATTTAAGGAAAAATAAATAAAATATATGGAAGTACAAAATTACCGCCCAGAAGACTTCGGTAAAAAAGAAGTCGAATTAAATAAAATATACAACCTGCAAATTGACGATGCTAGGACTTATTTTAAAGTCCTTATTAAACCTCGTTTAGACAGGGCTTATAAACTTTATATTTCTGACCGCTCAGACAGAGCCAAGGAAATTGACAAGTGGCAGGCTAACGTTTTTGTTCCATACACGCAAGGTGTAGTGGAAACATTAAAGCCTCGTATATTAGACGCTAGGCCAGACCTTGGAGTTCAAGGTAGAACTCTAGAAGACCAAGCTAAGGCCATGAAGGTTCAACAACTCACAGAATATGTCTGGGAGATTTCTGAAGCTGATAAAATGGCTGAACTTGTTGTTTCTTCTGCCTTAATTTATGGTACTGGTTTCATGCAAGCGTCTTGGAAAAAAGACGTTAGAACTTTAAAGTTTCTTAAAACAAAAGATTTGAGTAAAAAGACAATGAGCTGGAAGGAAGAAAAGAAAGTATTTTATGATGCTCCTTTTGTGGAATGGGTTGATAACTATGATTTATGGTATGACTGGCACAATATAGAAGCAGAAAATAAACAATATTGGTTTCGAAGAAAAGTTTTGAATGGTGCTACAATCAAAAGACGTTATCCTAACTATGATAAGAAGAGACTAGAAATAGCTCTTAAGAAACAGGGTGGTAACACAGAAGATTACGCTCAAATTAGAAATGAAACAAAATTAACCCATGAAGGAATAGTTAAGGGTGATGATTACGCTTCAACAATCAGCGGTTTGGCTGGAGCAGTTTACAGTAAGACAAATGACCCAGACCAAAAGATGCACGAAGTCTTTGAATGGACTCGTCCTTTCGATGATAAGTATGCAGTCATGGTTAACGATGTTCCTATTCTTAAAGGTGGTGAAACTCCAATCCCTTATGATTATAAAGAAACATCATTTATTGGTATTCCTTATTTGAAATTACCAAACGAATTTGAAGGCATGGGTATTCCGTTGATTTTAGAGAGCCCTCAAATTATCTTAAACATGATTAAGAATCAAAGGCTTGATGCAACAACCCTTAACATTCATAAAATGTGGGTCGTTAATCCTTTGGCAAATATTAATAAAGAAGAATTGGTAACACGACCGTTTGGTATTGTTTATTCTACAGACCCAGGTGGTGTAAGAGAAATTCAATTTGGTGATATTAAGTCTAGTGCCTACAAAGAAGAAGAATTAATGAAGGGCGACATGAGATATGGTGTTGGTGTAGATGACTTTTCAATGGGAGGTCAGAGTTCTGTAGGTAGTGCGACTGAAGTTCGACACATGAGAGAATCAACATTGGAGCGTGTAAGATTGTTTGTAAATCATTTAGGTGATGGTTTCTCAGTTTTAATGAGATACTGGATTTCAATGTACCGCCAATTTTTTACTGAACCATTTACTATTCGTATTCTAGGTGAAGGTGGTCGTATTGAATATCCATTAATTGAGAAGGATGACTTGAAAGGACAGTTTGATTTTAAAGCAACTGTCTTACCATCAATCGCTGGTCAAAACGATGTAAAGAAAAAACAAGATATGGATTTGTTCCAATTACTTGTTGAATTACCCTTTGTTGACCCTAAGAGACTTACTGGAAAATTATTGTATGACTGGAACTGGGATATTGATTCAATCAGTGTACCAGAAGAGCCACAAGCTCCTGCGTTGCCTGACCCAATGGCAGCTATGGCTGGTGCTCCACAGGCAGGTGGAGAAATGTTGCCAGGTAAAATGGGTGGTGGTCAAATTCCTGCAGATGTTGCACAAGCAGCATTGGCAATGTTGGGTGATGGTTCAGGTCAACAAGCTGGTGGAGCTTCTCCATTCGCTGAGGCTGGATTACCAATTGATTTGTTGCAAGGAGGAACTCCTCCTACACCTAAAGGTCTACCAACAACTAACCCAAGAGGGTTGAACCGTGGCGGTGGAGTAAATACAAATATTCCTACTGGTAAGCCCGGGAGCCCTGAGGAAAATATAATGAATAGAGCAACGAATATCCAAAGATAGTAAAATTATATATCAAAAATGGGTTATAAGTAAATTAATTTTAATCAATCATATGTCAGATACTACAGAAAAAAAACGTTCTTTTTTAAAACGGTCTCTTGATACGATTAAAGGAGCTGGTAAAACTATAAGTAATTACAAAAGTGCTTTAACAGGAAAATCAAAAAGGCAAAAAATGTTTAATACCTTGGTGAACCGAGAAGCGACAAAAAAACATGGTGGAGGACAACCATTAGCAGACAGTCCTCAAAATAAACCATTGTATGACAATATCAAAAAAGAACTATTAACAAAATTTAGAAAGAAAAATCCAGATTTATGGAAAGATATTAATTAATTAATTATGAAGAAAAATATGAAGGACGAAAAAATAGAACAACCAACTTTTTCGAACAACGAGCTTGCTGATATGCTTATTGAGCTTTCCAGTTCGAAATATTGGCCAGCAATCGAATCCTATTACAATGGTTTGCGTGTTCTGGCCGAACAAACATTATTCAGTACAGACCCTTTTAAGAATCCTACAGTTATGGCACAAAACCAAGGATTTAGGTCAGCTCTTGATTATTTGAGCACCTACATCCAAAACGAAAAGAGGAAAAGGATGAAGGCTGAAGGCGACGAAATTGAAAAAACAAAGCAAAAATAATAAAGGTCGATTATTTTAGATTAGTATAAACATTGTAACTTGTGTTATAATATAAGCATATGAGTAATGAAGACAACAAAAAAGGTTTTCTTAAGTCGGTATTGAGCAAAATAAAAATGCACGATGCTGGTGAAAAAAGAAAAAAAATAAACAGCCCAATTGAGTATAAAGAGCCAACGGTTAATTATCCGTATCTTTATGTGAATGTTGGTCAAGCCCCTGAATTGAAAGGGTATGACGTAGATAATGATGTAACCTTGATAGTTAAGGGTAAAATTACTAGTCATTCTTTGAATGAAAAAAAAGGTGGTTCTCGGGAAACTTGGGATATTGAAATTAAGAAGATTGGTGTGGCTAAGAGTTAAATATAAGGAAAAGTAATATGGAACCTATTCATGATTTAAGCCCTAGAACGACAGCAACCTCCGCAAGTGAAGGTAGATTAAAACAAGGATTCAATAGAAATAATGCACAAAGAAAAGCACGCCATAAAAAAATTTACGGTACATTAAGTAGTCTTCCTAAGAAACGTAAGTATCTTAAAAAGAGATTATTAGATGTGAAATAAATAACTAATTAATCATATGAAGAAAAAAATAGATTTATCAAAAATGAAGAAATCTGAGGCAGGAAAGATAAGTAAAATACTCTCCGAGCGGGTTAAAGAACCAATCAAATCCGCAAAAGAGGGAGTTGACCTTATCGGTTTAGCTAAGACGTTAGCGAAGCGTCATGTCGAAAAGATTAAAAAAGCGTCCGATGACGATGAGTCAGAGGAAGAAGAATAA